CGCAGTTCGGTAAGCTGCTCTCCGCGATGGAGAACCCGCAGGATCACGGCGTCACCATCGGCAACGGCGACCTGACCTACGACCGCGCCGCTGACCCGAACGCGCTCGGCAACGCCGACCTCGGAGGACTGTGATGGCGAAGGCCCGTCCGACCGGCGCGGGGCCGAAGGTCTACGCCAAGGCGCTGCTCATCGAAGTGCCCAAGGCGATGCTGCAGGAAGCCGCGCAGCAGGGCTGGGACGACCTCGTCGCGATGGCGAAGGCCGCTGGCTGGCGCACGCGCGACACCGACGACTACCTCTGGTGCAGCAAGGACATGGCCCTGCTGCGCGAGGGGCACGACGAGATGCGCGGCATCCCGGTGCTGCTCTTTCAAAACTGGTGATGGCCGCGCTGCACTTCGACCATGAGACGCACACCTTCTGGCGTGACGGGCAGCGCGTGCTGTCCGTCACGCAGGTCTTGGAGCGGTGCCGTCTGACCTCGCCCTACTGGACGCCGGAGGCCCGCAACCGGGGCACGCGCGTCCACAAGGCGCTGTTCGTCCTGCAGACCCTGAGCGACCGCGAGGCCCGCGAGGGGCTGCAGCCGACCGACGTGCCGTTCTACGAGGCCGGGCGGCGGGCGCTGGACACGTTCGGCATCGAGGTGCTCGGGGCCGAGGAACTGGTGGACGGCGGGGCGTATGCGGGCTGGCTCGACCTGCGGTGCCGTCTGCGCGGGCGCGACCTGCCGATGGTCATCGACTTCAAGACGGGCAAGGCCGCGCCGTGGACGCCGCTCCAGCTTGCGGCCTATGCTGCCCCGCAGCCGACGCCGCACGACCGGGCGTTCATCGAACTGCTCCCGTCGGGAGCGCCGAAGCTGACGGTCTGCCGCGAGCATCGCGGTGACCTGCGGCACTTCAACGCCTGCGTCGCCGTGGCGCAGTTGCAACTGTCACTGGAGATCCCCGATGCCGAAGCCTGAGACGCTCGTCGTGTTTGAACCCGCCACGCACATCGACCTCGCCGAGGTGGCGACGTGGGTCGTGGACGGGCCGGAGACGGCGGAACTGGCCGTCGAGTATCGCGAGGGCGTCAAGGCGCTCATCCGCGAGATCGAGGCGGGCTACAAGCCGCACGTCGCCCGCGCCCACGCCGCGCACAAGGCGCTCTGCGACGAACTGAAGATGCGCCTGCTGCCCTGTACGATCGCGCTCGACGCGCTGAACCGCGCCATCGGCAGCTACGAGGTGCAGCGCCTGCGGGCCGAGGAGAAGGCCCGGCGCGACGCCGAGGTCGCCGCCATCGAGCAGGCGACCCGCGACCGCGCCGCCGACGCCGAGGCGCAGCGGGCCAAGGGGAACGAGGCGCTCGCGGCCAGCATCGCGGCGTCGCCGGTCGAGGAGTTCATGCAGCCGGTGGTCGTGCCGACGACGAAGAAGACCTCGGGCGTCGCGGTGACGGTCACCTACGAGCCGCAGGTCGAGGACTTCGACGCGCTGCTGCAGTTCGCGGCGGCGAGCGACAGCGCGATGCGTCCGCTGCTGGTGCAGGCGAACCTCAAGGGGCTGCAGGCGCTGGTCGATCAGATGGGCGAGGGGTTCAACGTGCCCGGCGTCACGCGCGTGATGCGGACCCCCACCGTTCGTAGCACGCGGACGGGGCGTTCGTAGATTTTGTGGGGTACGCCGGGCGGTGCTCGGCGAGTAGACTTGCGCCCGGCGTCCCGAGTGGCATCAGGACGCCGGGTCTTTCCGCTGCCACCGTGAATGGAGCACGATGACGACCAGCCCATCCTACCCGAACCCGCGTGAACTGGCGAGGGAACACCTCGCGCTTTCTGAGCACGCCTTGGCCGAGGAGGTCGCCCGCTATCGCGAGGCGCTCTACCGCAGCCTCGACGTGCTGCACGTCACGCTCCAGTCGCTGGACGCGTTGCAGGCCCGCTACGAGCGGTTGCAGGCGCACGTCCGCGCCATCGAGCGGGCGTCGTGAGCGACAGTCGGTTCCACCACGCCGACGGCGTCTACATCCTCGACCAGCCCGACCGGCAGGTCACCTTGACCCTCAACCGGGTCGAGCGCACGCGGGACGGCCTGACCGGCTTCCTGAGCGTCTCGACCTCGCTGACGTTCGTGCGGGCGACGCACGGGGTCGTGCGGCACGGGAAGATCAACCTGCACGCGCCGACGACGGTGGCCCAGTGGGCCAAGCAGTTGGCCGACGCGTTCAACACGGACGTGGACGACCTGACGCTCCCGTGGGCGACATGGCTGCACGAACTGAGCGTGCGGGTGACCAAGGCGCTGGCCGCTGGCCCGCCGCCCGTCAACCTGAGCGAGGGCGCACCCCCGCCGCCCGTGTCGGTGACGGTGCTGCCCGCCGGGGTGGTCGTGCTGAACCGTCTGCCGATGCTCATCGCGGCGGATGGGGAGGTGGGCAAGAGCACGCTGGCGCTCTGGATGGCCGGGCACCTGACCGCGCACGGGCACCGGGTGCTCTACGCCGACTGGGAGCAGGACGAGGACATCGCCAAACAGACGCTCTGGCGGCTGTTCGCGCCCGAGGTGCCGCCGGTCCACTACTACGCGGCCAAGCCCTACGGGGCCATCTGGGACCAGCAGGAGGGGCTGCAGGCGCAGATCAAGACGCTGGGCATCACCTACCTCATCTGCGACTCGGTCGTCCCGGCCACGCAGGGCGGGGACGGCCCCGAGAGCGCCGGGCTGGCCGCACGCTACTACGGCACGGTCGCCAGCCTCGGGCCGCTCGGGTCGCTCCACCTCGCGCACGTCACGAAGGCGTCCCGCGAGGACGACAAGAAAGCCGCCCGCGCGACGGCGTTCGGGTCCGCGTTCTGGCAGAACCTCGCCCGCATCGCCTACTTCGCCGACAGCGACGACGAGGGGCTGACCTCGACGCGCACCGTGGCGCTCTACCGGACCAAGGGCGGCACGCTCGCCAAGGCGCGGGTCCACGACACCGCGCTCGACTTCGCCTACGACGACACGGTCGCCGACGGCACCGGGCGCATCGACGTGACGCCGGGCAACCTGCTCGACAACCCCGTGCTGGCCCAGCGGGTCGGCTTCGCCCGCCGCGTGACCGCCTTCCTGCACCGCAGCACCGCCACGACCCCAGAGATCGCCGAGCACCTCTATGGCGACGCCGAGGAAGCCCAACTGGGGAAGGCACGCGGGGTGCTCGCCAAACTCGTCAAGCAGGGCCGGGTCGTCAACATCGACGCCGGAACCGGGCGCGGCCACACCGGACGCTGGGCGCTCACCACAAACCGTAACGCGGAAGCGTAACTAACCGTAACCGGGCAAAACACTCAGGAAAACCACGCGGAAAAGCGTAACTCAGGTCGCTGGGACCGAAAGCGTAACCAGAAAGCGCAACTGCGAAAAAGATGACCAAAAACATTGAGCAAAAACGCACGTCAGAAACCGTAACTCCTATAAGAGAAAACCAAGTACTGGAAAACGAGGGGCCAGTGGTTGAGGCGCACCCATCGCCTGCGCCCTCAGGGGCTACGGCTCCGGGGTGCTCGACGCCAGAGCCGCCAGACCGCCCAAGCTGCAGCGGCTGCGCCTATGCCGAAACCGACCTGCCCCCCAGTCAAGGCCCGTTCCTTGAGTGCCGACGCCATGCCCCCGCCACCGACGGGGATCACCTCTGGCCGCGCGTGCCCGAGGACGCGTGGTGCGGCGAGTTCAAACCGTGGGGCGACACCGAACGCGAGGACGGCTCCCCCGTCTACGACCTGCCGTGGCTCCGGTGAGCTTCAAACGCGGCGACCCGGTCTGCCTCTGGTGGAAGCGCGAAGTCGTCCCCAGTCGCGTCCTGCAGGTCTGCAGGCGCACGCTCGTCGTCGCCGGGCCGACCGGGCCGGTCAAGGTGCCTCGTCAACGCGTCTGGCGTCCCTCGGAGCGCCCAGAGCTTCACCCCGGAAAACCGGGGCCGCGCCCGTGATGCGACAATCGAGCTTCCCCTCCGGGGGGAACGGGGGGGTCCGAGGGGGCTGTCGGTGCTCCGACACCCCCACTTTCGCTTCAGGGGGCGAAAACCCCGTGGTGACGAGATCTCGGGTGGGGTGGCACCTACCCCCGTCTGGACGACCTCGCGCCTCACCAGCGGAAACCTAGAGCTTTCTAGGGCCATGTCCGTTCGTGGGATTATCAACAACTTACGGGTGGTGAGAATCTTTTCACAGTGTGCCATTCTGAGACACGCGTGGCACACTTCATGTTAGGTGCTGGAAGTTGTTGCGAACGCGCCACTTCGCGGTAAGGGTCAAGTGCCCTAACGTCCAAATATGCGAATATGCCAGTGTTTCGTGCCCGGTCGCCCGGTCGGTCAGGGGTCGATGCGGCACCTCGGGCGGGGGCGGATGACGCACGACAACGCGAAGCTGCGGGCGTGGCGGCTGGCGGTGGGCTGGGCGGTCAGGGCCGCGCTGCCCGGCGAGCCGACCGACGCCGAGGTCTGGATGAAGCTACACTTCGTCGTCCAACCCCGGCGGCAGGGCGATGCGCCCGACCTCGACAAGCTGGTGCGCGCGGTGCTCGACGCCCTAACGGGCATCGCGTATCTGGACGATAAGCAGGTCGTCGCCATCAACGCCCGGCGCACGCTGCTCGGGCCTGACGCGCTCGCCAGCGACCGCGAGGGCGTCACCATCGAACTGGAGCCAACGGCATGAGTGTCCTGCGTCCTGAAACCTCCGACGACCGCCAGCGCCAGCGTGAACTGGTCGAGCGGGTCGCGGCCTTCTACGGCGGCACCGCGCAGCACATGCGCCGGTTCTCGCCCTTCGACGCCTACCTGCTCAGTCGCGACGGCGAGCACTACCTCGGGGTCATCGAGGTGAAGCACCGCCGCGTGCGCCACGACCGCTACCCGACGATCCCCATCGAGGTCGCGAAGGTGACCGCGCTGACGCTGGCCGCTGCGCCGTTCGCCGACCCGCACTGGCAGCGCGTGCTCGGCGTGCAGTGGGACGACGGCGTCGCGGGCGTCATCGACGCGGACCACGTCGAGGCGTGCCAGAAGCGCCTGCTGACGCTGTCGGAGCCGCGCGACGACAACGACCGGGGCGACCTCTGCTACGAGGTGCCCATCGCGCGCTTCGTGAAGCTGTCGAGGGCGACGTGAGCAGCACCGAACCGTTCGACCTCGTCAGCCACCCCGACGCGCACTCCAACCTGCTGCGCGAGCGGCTGCTGCAGTTGTCGCTGGCGGCGTCGCTGGCCGGGCCGCTGGAGCGCGTGGTGGTCCGCGCCCGCGACCTGCACGACGTGACGACGCAGGCGCTCGACCTGCTGCACGAACTGCTGATGCTGCGGCGCTGCCTGATCGTGTTCATGCGCTCGTCGCACGTCGAGGCGCTCGCGCTGCCGTTCGCGGAGACGGTGCTGGCCTCGACGGTGCCGCTGCGGGTGAAGCACGACCCGCAGGCGCTGCCCGACCTGCTGCAGTTGCTGCTCGACGGCGAGGGCTTCGTGACGGTCAGCAGCAGCGCCTACGCGTCGCCGCCTGCGCTGTTCGACAGCGAGGGCCAGAGCGAGGCCGCGCGGCTCAGGGCGGCGCTCGTCGAGGCCCGGCAGGCCATCGTGAATCAGGGCGGCAGCGACACGGTGCTGGCACTGATCGACGTGAGCTTGCGGTAGGATACGCACCCATGCTGCACCGCCTGCTGCTCGCGCTCCCGCTGCTGGGCCTGATGGCAGGCTGCACGACGCTCTGCGGCTGCTCGGAGGACAAGGGCGACACGGTCGCGCCGACGCCACTGCCGACGCCGCCAGCGGTCCACACCATCGACTTCCGGGTGACGGGGACGGACCCCGGCACGGTGGAGATCGCGCTGACCTCGACGCAGGAAGGGACGAGCACCATCCGCACGAACCTGCCGTGGTTCTCGTCGTTCCAGACGACGCGCACCTCGATGTTCCTCTCGCTGTCGGCGCAGGACCGCGACTTCTTCAGCGGCACGGTGACGGTGCAGATCTACGTGGACGGCGTGCTGTTCCGCGAGGCGAGCGTCACGGGGTTCAACCCCGGCGCGTCAATCAATGGGCAGTGGACCGACTGAGGTCTGCCCGTGCTGCGGTGTGCCGCGTGACCGGCTGCTCCATGTGCTCGCGTGCGAGGGCGAGGTGAAGCCGCCGCAGACGCTGACGCCCGAGGGGCAGATGGTGTTCTGCGCCCTCGCGCATCTGCCTGACCTCGGCGCGGCGTTCGCGCTCAACGGCGAGGGCGAGGCGCTGCTGCGGCTGTCGCTGGACCCGGCCAGCGTCGCGGGCCTGACCGACGTGCTGCAGGCGCTCCGCAACCGCACGTTCTACGTCGCGCTGGTCGCGTCGCCGAAGGGAGGGCGTCATGCCCGTGAAGACGAAGGTGCCGGATCGGTTCCCGAATCGGAACCGCAAGCCGCGCAAGCCCCGGAAGCCGAGGGGCCGCGCCCTCGCCGCCGCCGCCGAGTACCTGCTGACAAACCCGACCGCCGCACTCATTGACAAGCACACCGGCAAGCCGGATGGCGAGAAGATCATCGAGGCGCTGAGTGTGCTGGCGACGGGGACGGGCGAGCAGGTCGCGAAGTTCTTCGGCGGCTACTACCGGCTGCGGGCACGCGACCGGCAGGCGGCGCTGGAGGTGCTGGAGCAACGGCGCTTCGGGAAGGTGCCGCAGATCGATGAGCAGCCGAACGAGCACCGCCCGACGACCATCGTGAACGTGTTCACGACGAGCGAGGAGTTCGCGTTCGTCACCGCGCAGCAGCCGAAGCTGGTGTCGAGCCAGCGCGTGCTTTCCACTGGAGAACCTGATGACGGGAAACGGTAACGGCGTGGACGGGGTCGATCACGACCCGACGATCCTCGCGGCGCGGACGCTGATCGGACGCCTGCGGGCGAGCACCTACGAGGCGGGCGTGCCGCCGCCGGAGACGCCGCCGCAGTGGTGGAAGTATGACGCCGAGGACGACGCCGCGCTGCGGCTGGTGCTCGACTTCACGCTGACGGAGAACACGCGGACGATCCTGCGGCGCAACGAACGCTACGCCCAGTTGCTGCACTGCGCGATGCTGCGGCTCTGCGACCACGGCGAGACGGCGAACAGCAGCACGCTGGTGCGCGAGATCCGCGACCTGCTCGGAGGCGCGTGAACACGCGGCGGCTCGTCTGGTGGCTGGCGCTGGTGCTGCTGGTCGTGGCGTTCTCATGGTGGCTGGACCGACGCTGATGCCCGAGGTCAAAGACTTCTGGAACCCGGTACAGAGCGCGTTCCTGCTCGCCGACGCGGCGAAGTGGCCCTACGTGGACTTGGAGGGAGCCGTCCGAGCCGGGAAGACGACGCCGCTGGTGGCGAAGAGCGCGGCGTACTGCGTGGACTACCACGGCATCCACGGGGCGCTGTGCCGGTGGACGCAGGACGCGCTCGACGCGCAGTTGAAGCCGCGCTGGCGCGACTGGTGCGCGACGCACGGCATCCGCCTGCAGTGGCACGGCGACGAGGAGTACGACGAGATCCTCGGGACCGGCTCGCGCGTCTACCTGCGGGCGCTGAAGAGCGCCGAGGAGACGAGCCGCTACGGCAAGCTGGCGGGGCTGACGCTGGCGTTCCTCGGCATCGACCAGCCCGAGGAGGTGCCCGAGGACGTGTATCGGCACTACGTGCCCGCGCGGCTGTCGCAGCCGGGCTACCCGCATCAGGTGCTGCTCACGCCGAACCCGCCGGGGCTGACGCACTGGATCGCGCAGGACTTCCCCGAGCGCAACGGCAAGGACGGCTACCTCTACCTGCGGACGAGCGTCTACGACAACCGGCACAACCTCGGCGACGACTACATCGCGAAGCTGGAGGAGGCGTATCCCGAGGGGCACGCGCTGCGGCGGCGCTTCATCGAGGGCAAGCGCGGCCTGAGCATCGTGGGCAAGCCGGTGTATGCGGGCTGCTTCAACGCGCGGATCCACACCCAGAAGCTGCGCCTGAACGCGAACGTGCCGCTGCTGGAGGGCTGGGACTTCGGGCACTCGCACCCGGCGGTGGTGTGGGCGCAAGTGCTGCCGTGGGGCGAACTGCGGGTGCTCGGCGGCATCCTCGGCACGGACCAGTTCATCGAGGACTTCGCGCCGATGGCGGTGGCGCAGCGGGCGCTCTGGTTCGGCGGGACGCCCGACGTGGACGGCGAGCGCAAGCTCCCGTGCGAGGTGTGGAGCACGGGCGACCCGGCGGGCGACCAGAACAATTCGCAGGGCACGCGCGTGAGCGCCGCCGACGTGCTGCGCGAGTATGGCGTGATGCTCTACACCATCGGCGGGGCGAACCATCCCGATGCGCGGGACCGCTGCATCCAGCACCTCGCGGGCTACATGAAGCGGCTGACGCGGCAGGGCGCGGCGTTCACGGTGGACCCCGACCGCTGGCTCGTCGTCGCGCCCGAGGGCGTCATCGCGAGCACGCACTTCATCGACGCGCTGGAGGCGGGCTACATCTGGGACGCGCGGAAGATCGCGCACTCGGTGTCGCCGAACACGCGCCGCGCGTTCAAGGACGGGTTCTACGACCACGCGATGAACGCGGTCGAGTACATCGTGCTGGCCTACGGCCCGGCGCAGCCGACCAAGGTGGACGCCGACAAGGAGCAGCAGCGGGCGCAGCGGCAGATGCAGCAGGACCGCGATCCGGCGGACGTGAAGGTCGCCCATCGCGTCGGGGGCCGATGGGGCGGCAGTAACAGCCGCCGCCGCTGAGTCGTGCTATCCTCGGCGGCGCTTGCACTCCCCTTTGTGAACTGGAGCCAGATCCCATGAACGCACGTCTCGCGCTGATCACGTTCCTCGACGGCCACGACGGCCATCCCGACCACACGCTGCCGACGCCGCAGCCCCCGGTCGATCCCGGCTACGGCGTGACGCCGCCCGTGGACCCCGGCTACGGGCGTCCGGTCTGGCCGAACCGTCCCGACAACAGTCTGCCGGGGCAGCGCCCGCCGCACATCTCGACCGGCCCGGTGTTCCCGCCGGTCGTCCCCGACAACACGCTGCCGCCGACGGCCCCGCCGCCGACCATCTCGCTGCCGATCGTGCTGCCGGGCACCTATCCTGACAACACGCTCCCCGAGGGTCAGCAGTTCGAACTGAAGTACAGCTTCCGGTTCGGCTGGGTCATCGTCGCGGTGCCGGGCGATCCGACGGCGGAACCGAAGTAACGTGCGCGTCTACCACGTCGTTCTCGCCGACGGCACGGAGCGCGACGTGACCGCGCACGAAGTGCTCATCCACAACGGGTCGCTCGTCTTCAGGAATGAGGCGGGCGACGACATCCTGCTCTACGCCGACACCGCGTGGCTTGCCTGCGAGGTGTCTCGACTCGATGACAAAGGCTAAGGTGCTCCCCATGAAGCTGCGTCGCCTCGTCGGTCTAGTGCTCGCCCTCTCGCTGATCGCGTGCAAGGTGGGCGCGACGACCATCACGTCGTTCGGCAACATCACGCCGAACCAGTTCGTCTCGACCGACAACGGCAACGGCACCACGACGCTGTCGGTGACCGCCGACGTGAACATCACGCAGATCTTCATGGGGCCGCTGGACCCCGACGCGCTGCTGACGTTCACGGCGACGAGCGTGGGCGATGCGACGACGTTCGGGCCGCTGGTGACGCAGAACTTTGTCGGCAGCTTCACGCTGACGAATCAGGCGGGGACGTTCAACTACCTGAGCGGCAGCTTCGGTGGGGCGCTGCAGATCGGCACGGTCGGCGGGACTAACTCGCTGTTCACGTCGAACAACGCGCTGCTCGCGCCGCTGACGCTGTCGAGCGATCTGTCGGCGCTGACCTCGCCGGAGAGCTTCTCGCTGTCGCTGGCGAACTTGTCGCCTGCGTTCAGCGTGGACACCTCGGGCGGGCACACGACCATCGGCAGCTTCACGGCGTCGTTCACGGGCGACGCGGACGCGACGATCCCGTCGGCGGTGCCGGAACCGGCGTCGCTGGTGCTGCTGGGCACGGGCCTCGTCGGCATGGCAGGCGGGCTGCGGCGGAAGCTGTTCCGGCGGGCGTAATGCTGCGGTGCCCGACGTGCGGGCACTACCTGCCGGTGTGCCGATGCCCGCCACGCCGCGTGGCGCTGCTGCTGGTGCCGGTGGTGATCACGACCGTGTTCGCGCGTCGCGTGCAGGCGCAGAGCACGGTCAGCGGGTGTGCGGCATCGTGCGCCCCTTCGACCGGCGCGACCTGACGCGACCGATCACTGCGCCCATGTCGGACAACCAGACGTGGGCGCAGTGCCGTCGCTGCGGGCACGGCTACCGGGTGGCGGCGGTGCCCGGCGTGCTGCACGTCTCCGTCGGCGACTGTTACCGCTGCCACAACGTCAAGGAGCGACCCATGCAAACATCCGGCACGTTCCCCGCGCTCAACCAGCCGCGCAAGCCGAGCCGCAAGCCCAAGGTCACGAAGCCGTCGAAGAAGTAAGCCCGTGCCTGCCCCGCCGCCCACCGTCTACCCGCGTCCGAACCGCCGCAAGCTGACGCCGCCGAAGTTGGGCACGTCGCCGTTCGACGTAAAGCTCACCGCCGAGCAGAAGACCGAACTGGTGCAGATGCTCGCCGAGGAGATCGACCGGGCGCTCGCCGCGCGAGGGCCGATCATCAACCCCGGCGGCGACCTCGACTACTGGCACTGGCTCTACAAGCAGGGCAAGCGGAACGTGAAAGACCTGCCGTTCCCCGGCGCTGCCGACCTCTCGACGTGGATCATCGCGGAGAAGGTCGATGCGATGCGGGCGCGGTTCTGCAAGACGATCTTTGTCGAGCCGGTGTGGGTCGTGGACGGCTGGGGCGCAGCCGCGCCGCGAGCGTCGCTGGTCGAAGAGTTCCACCAGTGGAAGCAGGAAGAGGAGCGGCTGCAGGGGTGGCTGCAGCGCACGCTGCAGTTGGCGCTGATCGAGGGCACCGGGGTGCTGGAGTGCTCCGAGAAGGCCGACATGATCAAGCGCCGCAAGGTCCGCACGCTGCTGCCCGAGACGACACCGGGCGCGAACGAGGGCGACCCGAACCTGATCGTGGCCGACGACCGAGGCGTCGTCGCGCCCGCGCTCGACGCGCAGGGCGCGGTGATGGACGCGGAGAACCCCGACGAGACGGGCGCGGTCACTGCGCCCGTGGACGAGTTCGTGCCGGTGCGGCGCGGCCCGAGCTACCGCAACGTGTCGCTCAGGGACTTCCTGATCCTCCCGGCGCACGCGCAGGACGACAGCGAGGTGTGGTGCTACGCGAAGCGGTTCTGGCGGCGGCTGAAGGAACTGAAGAGCCGCGCGAAGAGCGGCCTCTACGACAAGGACGCCGTCGAGGGGCTGAGTGCCACCAGCGATCGTACGCGGGCCGAACTGCCGCAGAGCGTGCAGGCCGCAGGCATCGACGTGGCCGCGCAGTCGAGCGAGACGACCATCGAAAAGGAACTGTGGGAACTGCACGTCCTGCTCGACCTCGACAACGACGGCAGCGAGGAGTGGTACATCATCACGCTCTCGGCGATCCACCGGCAGATCCTGCGCGTGCAACTGGACGACCTCGGGATGCCGCGCTACCTGCTCTTCCGCCCCGCGCCCAACCCGCTGAACGTCTACGGCGACAGCCACGTCGATAAGCTCGCGTCCATCGGCGAAGAGCACATGGGCACGCGCAACGCCATCGCCGACCGCAGCAACCTCGTCAACAACGCGCCGATCAAGCGCCTGCGGAACAGCGGCTGGGACATGGACGAGGAGCCGTGGGGCGTCGGCGCGGTCATCACCGTGCAGGATATGCAGGACGTGCAGCCGGTGACGTTGCCCGACGTGCCCGGCTCGATGGCGGGGCGCGAGCAGGCGGTCATCGACGCCGCCGAGCGGCTGTCGGGGCTGAACGATGTGACGCTCGGCAGCGCCCCGCAGGAGAGCCGCACGCTCGGCGAAGTGCAGATGGTCACCGAGCAGAGCTTCGTCCGCATCGAAGAGCAGGTCCGCAACCTGCAGGAGACGATGGAGGACTTGTTCAAGATCCGCCACGAACTGTGGCGGCGTGCCGCCGACGAGTCGCCGCTGGAACCGAGCGAGCGGTTCATGCAGGCGCTGCAGTTCCGGCAGATCGACATGGCCGAGGGCGGCATCGACGGGCAGGCGCTGTCGGGGACGTTCCACGGCAAGCCGCACGGCAGCGTCGAGAGCGCGGACAAGTCGAAGCAGCGGTCCAACTACAACGGGTTCATGCAGGTCATGGGCGGGTTCGCGCAAATGAACCCGACGCTGCAGCAGGTCTTCGCGTCGCCCGACGTGATCATCCCGCTGTTTGAGCAGGCGCTCTCGCTCTACGATTCGCCGAACAAGGGCCAGATGATGCGCTCGCTGCGGCAGTGGCAAGTGCAGACCGAGCAGCAGGCGCAGATGGCCGCGCAGCAGCCGCCGCCGGGACCGCCCGGCGCACAGCCCGGCGCTCCACCGCCTCCCGGCGGGCCTCCAGCGGGCGCTGGGGCACCCCCACCGCCGGGAGGGCCGGGTGCCCCGCCGCCGGGACCGCCGCCGCAAGGCGGGCCTCCTGCGCCGCCGCAGGGGCCACCGCCGCCGATGATGGGCGGGATGCCGCCGCCGCCACCGGACCAGCCCGACGTGGTGCCGGGGATGGGCCAGATGCCGCAAGTGCCGCCTGATCTGCTGGCGCAGATGTCGCTGGCGATGTCCGCGCCGGGCGGGGTGCAGTAGTGCCGCGCCGCAAGCCGCCCGCCATCGCCGACCCGGATGCGGTGCAGCAGCGCGTCACCGATCTGGAGGCGCTGCTCGTCTCGCCGGGCTGGGCGTGGCTCTGTCTGGAGGCCAACAAACGCTACGGGCAGCGCGTGTTCACCGACGGGATCGAGGCGCTGGCGCGGACCTTTGGCGACGCGCCGGAAGTGCTCGCGGCCCGCACGCTCGCGCTGGCGTCGGCGCGGATGGCCGCAGGCGTGATCATCAACCTGCCGGGCGAGACGCTGGCCGACCTGAAGCGCAAGCTCGCGACGCAGCAGGGCGACGCGCCGCCAGCGGGCCTCGGAGCCAACGTCGAGGTGTCCCGTGGGGATGCAGACGCGCACTGACCTCATCCCGAGCGTGTCGATGCCGCTGACGCTGCGGCCCGACCTCGTCCTGCTCGCGCTGCCGCCGCGCCACGCGGAGAGCTTCCGGGGCGGGCTGGTGATGTTGCACACCGAGGGCCGCGACCGGCGCGGGCTGGTGTTGAAAACCGGAGATGCGGTGACCGCCGTGCAGTTCTTCGACCACGTCATCTTCGACAGCTTCGCCGCTGAAGAGGTGACGGTGGACGAGTGGCCGTGCGTGCTGGTGCCGGAGGCGGCGCTCGACGCCGTCGTGGAGAGTGACTGATGGCCGACGTAGTCCTTGAAGACGCCGCAGGCGGGATGCCGCCCGCGACCGCACAGACCCTGCCGCAAGCCCCGCAGCCGCCGGTCGAACCGCCGCCGCCTGACCTGACGCAGCCGCTGGCCGACCCGGAGGACGCCGAAGAGCCGCCGCCGCCCGGCGACGAGGAACTGCCCGAGGGCGAGGAACCCGCGCCGTCAGGACGCCGCAGCGTCGTCGGCGATCTGGTGCGCGAGCGCGAGCGGCGGCAGACCGTCGAGAACAACCTGCAGCAGTCGCAGGAACTGCTGCGGCAGGTCATGTCGCTGCCGGGCGGGATGGAACTGCTGCAGGCCGCGACGACCGGCCAGCCGCCGCCGCGCCGCCCCGGCGAAATGAGCGCCGAAGATCAGGCGCTGGTGCAGGAGGCGCAGGAGGTCGCGCAAGACCTCGGCCTCTACGACGCCAACGGCCACCCCGACCTGAAGACCGCCGCGCGGATCGTGCTCAGGGACCGCAAGCGCACCGAGACGATGGTGCGGCAGGCGCTCGGGCCGCTGCAGCAGCAGACGATGTCGCTGGCCGCGCAGCCGGTGATCAACCGCGTGCTCGGCGTCGCGGAGCAGTTCGGTATCGACCGGAACCTCGTCTGGCAGGGGCTGCAGGCCACGCCCCCCGAGCACCTCAACAACCCGGAAGTGCAGCAGGCGGTGCTGATGATGGCGCTCGGCACGCAGACGATGCTGCAGTCGAACCAGTCGCAGGCCACGGGCACGCGCGGGCAGCAGCCGCGCGGGATGCCGCTGCAGCGCATGGGCGCACGGCCCCCGATCTTCACCGAAGCGCCCGGCGGCAGGCCGAGGGCGACGGCGCAACTGGACGACGTGTTCCGCGAGCGGCTGCGCTCGACGGGCATGAAGGACGAGACGATCAACGCGTCGCTGGCGAACTTCGTGCCCGGCGCACCGAACCGATTGGAGTAGTCGATGTCCCGAGTGAAGTCGCGGCTGGAGATCGAAACCGAGAAGCTGCAGAAGGGCGTGAAGGCGCGGCTGAAGGAAACCGTCGCGTCGCAGCGCAAGGTCGCCGACGAAGATCTGGTCGAGGCGTTCAAGGACTTCGCGAACATCGAAGTCGCCGGGCGGCGGTTGACGGATCCGAACCTGCCCAACGCGCTGCCGATCCGGCTGAAGGACGAGCCGGAGGAGCACGAAGACCCGCGCGGCATCCGGCGCAAGTGGTACCTCCGCTGGATCAATCTCGCGATGCCGAACCGGCACCACATCGCGCAGCAGTCGCTCGGCTACGCGCCCGTGCGCTGGGACGAACTGCAGACCGCTGACGTGATCAGCAACCCGTCGAAGACCGACGAGTTCGTGCGGCGCAGCGAGGGCGGCAAGGAAGCCCTGATGAAGATGCCGATGGCGCTCTACCGGCGCATCAAGGCGAAGCAGCATGAGCGGCACGCGCGGACGATGACGGGCCGTGCGTTGAAAGAGTCGGCCATCGCCGCCGCTGTCGCGCGGGGGTTGTCCCCGGAGGACACCGAGGCCGTCGGAGAGGTGGTCGGCTCGATCAAGGTCGGGCGTGATCGTCTCGTCTCGCCCGACGCCAACCCGCTCGACGCGGCGGCGAACGAAGACCCCCAGCCCTAGGAGGCACCCATGTCGGGCTTCATCTGGCGCGTGATCCTCGCGGTCGTCTGCTTCGTGATCTTCTGGGCGATCTTCCCCGCGTTCGTGGAGTTGGTGGGGTTCCCCGTCTCTGCGCCGCTGATGACGATCATCCGCGCGTGCATCGCGGGCCTCGCGGTGATCTACGTGCTGTTCGGCAAGTACCCGCCGCCGCCGTGGGGACCGACCGCTTGACAGTCGAGGCCGCGCAGCCGTAACCTCATCGCCGACTCGCTGGGGCGGGTTTCAAACCTTCGCGCGGTTACTCCAGTGGCCGCTGCGAGCGTGTCCGGCCCGTCCCAGCCGTCTTTTCGCCTCCCCGGTATCACGCGTGCCGGGGCACACGGTGTGACCTGCAGCGCGTGCTGCTGCTCGCTGGCCCGGTTGGCCGCTGGCGACTGCGTCGAGGCCAACCCGCAACCCCGAAGACGTTTCGTTCGCGCTCCCCGCGCGGACTATCAGGGCGAGGGTTTTCTCATGGTGACTTTCACGGTAGGAGCCGGTGACGGCTTCCGCGAACTTCGCACCACGCGGATCATGTATTTCCTTGAGGGCGCGGCGCAGACCTTCAAGGTCGGCGCGGTGGTGGTGCTCACCGCCGGGAAGGCCGTGAAGGGCGCAACCGCTGCGGTCGCCGCCATCCTCGGCATCGCCGCCGAAGCGGCCAGCGGCATCACCGACCGCAAGCTCGGCGTGCTCGTCGCCGACGAGAACAGCGAGTTCCAAGGGCGCGTGCAGGACACGGGCGTGCTCGCGCTCGCGCTCGTCGGAGCGCAGTTCGGCCTCATCCTCGACTCGGTCGGGGGCAAGGACATCTTCCGCGTGAACATCGCGGACACGACCAACAAGGCCGTGATCATCACCGAACTGATCGACGCGGTCGGCGACGTGAATGGCCGGGTCGCGTTCAAGTTCATCAACAGCGTGCGGACGCCGCAGGCGTCGTAGTCCGTCTCATCAGTCCCACTAGGAGCCAGCCATGCAAGTACGTGGAACTTTTGCGGCGCTCTACGACAACGTCGATAAGACGGTGTACGCGCTGCTCGGCAAGCAGTTGAAGGAGCTTCCCCCGATCTGGACCGACATCTACTCGCGCAAGAGTTCCTCGCGCAAGTTTGAGCGGTTCCAGACCGTCACGCCGTTCGGCGACGTGCCCGAGAAGCCCGAGGGCAGCGTCTACGCCTTCGACCTGATCCGTCCCGGCTACAGCAAGGACGTGACCCCGGTCGAGTTCGGCCTCGGGTTCGAAGTCACCGAGACGGCGATGGAAGACGACCAGTTCGACGTGCTGCAGCGGCAGGCGTCGTGGCTGGCGTTCAGCGCCCGCGTCGTGCAGGAGAAGTACGCGGCGATCCCGTTCAACCTCGGGTTCTCGACGCAGCTTGCGCCCGACGGCGTCTCGCTGTTCAACACCGCCCATGTGCTCGCGGGCGGCGGCACGGCCCGCAACCGCCCGGCCACCGACGCCGACCTGAGCTACGACTCGCTCAATCAGGCGATCATCGATGTGCAGACGGACACGAAGCTGGAGAGCGGCCAGTTGGTGGCTCCGGTGATGAACTGGATCCTCTACGTGCCGCCCCAGTTGGAGATGCTCGCTGACCGCCTGCTGAACAGCACGCTGCTGCCCGGCTCGGTGGACAACGACATCAACCCGATCAAGCGGCGTCGGAACATCCGCATCCTGACCAACCCCTACCTCACCGATCAGGACGCGTGGTACCTCGTCGCCGACGCGAAGGAAACGCACGGGCTGGTCTGCGTGGACCGCGTCGGCATCACCGCCGCGCCCGCGATGCAGGACGCCCGCACCGGAAATAGGATTTACAAGGTCCGCTTCCGGCAGGCGTGGGACGCTTTTCTATGGCAGAACATCTACGGGACTGCCGGGGCGTAGCACCTTGAGTCGTCGCGGCGCAATGGTTCCACGGGGAACGTTGCGCCGCGTTCTTCGTTCTCGGTTCAGAACTAGGAGCGTGCCGTGCATCACACTGGCCTCTTCGCGATGGGCCGCAAGATCGTGGACTACGTCTTCCGTCCGCTGGATCAGGCGGGCCTGCCGAGCTACAACACTGCTGGCCCCGTCACCTTCCTCGCCAGCGACCTCCTGCAGCGCCTCATCCTGCGCGACTGCAACGGCGCGGCCCGCAACGACACCACGCCGACGGCGCAGCAGATCATCGACGCGCTGACGGTCATGGGTCGCCCGCCGGTCGCCGGGCACTCGTTTGAGTTCGTCATCCGCAACAGCAGCGCCGCCGCGTTCGCCTCGACCATCGTCGCGGGCACGGGGGTCACGCTGTCGCCTGCGGCGATCACGGTCACGCAGAACAACGCGCGGGCGTTCATGGCCGTCATCAACAACGCGGGCGCGACGCCTGCGGTCACGATCTACTCGCTGGCGGGTGGAGCGTTCTAGTCATGGGCCTCACGGTTCCGCTCATCGACCGTCCGCTGCTGAAGGACGTGGCGTCGGGCACGTCGCCCGGCGTCGATGTCGCGGGCTGCGCGAACCTCTGCATCTACGCCGTCGGCGGCGTGGGCGTGAGCGCAGGCGCGGTGACCATCGAGGAAAGCCACGACATCAACTACCCCGGCGCGTGGACGCCCATCGGCACGGCGGTGACGTTCATCGTCGGCGTCGCGGCCCCGGTGCGTCTGGCGGGCACGGCGAAGGCCATCCGCGCTCGCATCACCACGCCGGTCACGGGCGGCACCGCGAGCGTCTACGTCGTCGGGCGGTAGGCGATGACGTTCGCCGACCTCTACGGCGAGGCGCTCAACCACGAACTGGGGTCGTACGACACGACCCAGTTGTTCACGACGGTGCGCCGCAAGGCCGCGATCAACCGGGCCACGAAGGAGTTCGCGCGGCTCGGGAAGGTGTCGCTGTCGAAAGAGGTCGTCATCCCGGTCGTGTCGGGCACGACCACCTACAACCTCGACACCGCGAGCGCGAACCGCTTCGTCGCGTTCGGGCGTCCCCCGCTGCGGCTGCGGCAGATCGTGACGGCGACCGGCGCGAAGTCGGTGACCTCGCTCGTCGTGCGCTCGACGGCGTATCTGGACGAGGTGTCGCCGGGCTGGCGTGACACGGCCTCGTCGGGCTTCCCGTCGAACATCGCGCACGACCCGGTCGATGGCGTCAACAACCTGCGCTTCACGCCGATCCCGAATATCCCGGCGAGCGAGACGTGGGAACTGGTCGTGCCCATCGCCGCCAACGCCGCCGACATGGTGCTCGACACCGAGGTACCGTTCGACGGGCGACCCGACATCGAGCCGTTCCACTGGGCGCTCGCGCACTTCGCCGCCGCGATCTTGGAGCGGCTGCGAAAGGATCCTGACGCCGAGAAGAATCAGGTCACGAAGTTCGGTGCGTACGTGGAAGACTGGACGGCGAAGAGCACGCGCCCGCCGGGGGCGCACAAGCGCGTGCTGATGCAGCGCGACTACATCGGCGAGGTGAGCCGGGCACGCGGCGGCATCACGGTGCAGGACGACCCACGGCGGTGACCAAGATCACGCTGACGTTCAAGTGCGGGTGTCAGCAGTCGCTGGAGGTCAGCGAGGCGAGCAGCGCGGAGCCGCACTGCGTCGAGCACGACTGCTGGGTGGTGTCGCGCGTGACCGCGCCGCCGCCGAGGTTCCACGGAGCGCCGGGCGTGACCGGCCCACTGGTCGAGGAGATCAAGCGATGACCGAACAGCACGCGGCCCCGAAGATCGCGACCGAGCCGAAGGCCGACACGAAGGCGACCTACGAGACGCGCGAAGCGATCATGGCGTGCGGGTGCCGCATCATCATGGACGCCGCGACCTACGACGCCGAGGGCGCACACTGCGCGGTCCACGACAACACCGAGGTCGTGCGCGTGATCAAGGTCGCGCCGGTCGAGGTGCCTGACGTGCCGCCGCCGACGCGCAAGATCGAGAACGGCAACGGGAAGAAGGCCGCAGCGGTCGCCGCCGTCCGCAAGTAGGGTCGCGATGGGCGTGGGCTACTACGACGCGGCGCAGAACTACACGAACCAGCAGCGGCAGGACAACCAGCAGAAGCTGCTCTCGCCGTACATGACGAACAGTTCGGCGGGCAACCCGTCGAGCAGTTACGGCAGCAGCGGCGGTGCTCAGGCGGGTGCCTACGGCACGCCTGCGCCGACGTACGGGCAGCAGAAGCAGACGCAGGGGCAGCAAGTGCAGGGCTACCGTGCGCCGACGGGCTATCCGACCTACAACGCGCCGCAGCAGCAGGGCTACAACTATCCGCAGCAGACGCAGCAGCAAGCGCCGCCGTCGTTCCGCCTGCCCGGTGGCGGGACCGACCAGCAGGCGATGACGAACTACTACTCGCAGCCGCAGCAGCAGCAGGGCTACCAGAACCCGAACCCGGCGCAGGGCAGCTACCCGACGCTCACGCCGGGCGTGACCTTCAATGGCGCGGACATCCCTCACACGGAGCGGCAGGGGGAATGGGACGTGACGAGCGGCGGGTTCTCCGGGTCCATCTCACGCCGGAACATCCGCACGGGCGAGCAGCAGTACTTCGACCCTCGCTCGCAGCAGTGGGTGACGGGCGGCGGGTACGTGCAGCAGCAGCCGGGGCAGCAGCCGGGCCAGCCGGGGCCGCAGCAGTCGCAGCAGCCGGGCGGCATGGGCGCACCGCCGCCGAACCACGACACCAACGGCTACCAGTCGCCGCAGGTCGTGCAAGCGCCTGCCTCGCGCTACGCGATGCCCGGCTGGGACAACGGCAAGTGGAACGACCCGAACAATCAGGATCCGAAGTACGTCGTCGGGCGCATCCTGAGCAACATTCCGGGGCGCACCGATCAGATGGGCGAGGCGGTGCGGCGGATCCAAGCGGCGTATCCCGGCACGCAGCAGGTCGGCAACGGCGACATCAGCATCCCCGGCGTCGGCGTCATCGACATCCTGATGGGCGCGGGCGCGGGCGGGCGGGGCTGGTGGTGGGGCGCAGGGCAGGCGGGCGGCGGTGCGCCGCAGGCGAAGGCACCCGCGCAAGGGGCGGGCGGGGATCCCTACGCGCAGTTGATGCAGATGCTGATGGGGCCGGGGCCGCAGATGCAGCCGCAAGTGCAGCAGCCCGCGCCGCAGACGACCTTCGACATCACGAAGGATCCGAGGTTCCAAGCGATGCAGGCGCAACTGGCGCAACTGCAGACGCAGCAGAAGACCTACCAGACCGAGCAGACCGCCGCCGGTCGTGGCCGCGCCAACAACCCGTCGTTCGCGTACTACTAGGAGCCTCCGATGCCTGACCTCGGCCAGTCGTTCTCGCCTGCGGATCAAGCCGCGCAGAGCGCCGACCCCAACCTGCGGCGTCGGCGCACGCCGGTCCAGCAGGCGCTGCAGACGCTCAACCTGCAGTTGCCCGCGTACTCGGGCGGCAACGCCGTGTCGAGCGACCTGCTGTCGGGGCGCACGGGCGGCGTCGTGCGGCAGGCGGCGGGCGTGCCGCGCACGCAGGCGCTCCTGAACGCGATGATGTCGGGCGCGTCCACCGGCAAGCAGGGCGAGGGCACCGGGCAGGGCCGCGCCACGCGCTACGGCGGCGGCTTCGGCGGCGGCGGGTTCGGCGACTCGGGCGGCGCACAGACCGTCAGCGGCGGCGGCGGGAAGCCCCCGATGGCCCCTGCAGGGGGCGGTGGCGGGCGACCGGGCGGAGGCGGGGCTGCGCCGTGGTTGCCCGGCGGAAAGCTTCCCAGCGGCGGTGGAGGGCTGCAGGGGCTTATTCCCGGCGGCGGCAAGCCGGGCATGATGCCGAAGCTGCCGGGCGTGCCGAAGTTGCCGCCCGCGCTGGCGTCGAAGATCCCGCCGATCAACCCGAACATCCCCGGCGGCGGGCACCTCGACTCGCTGCTGCCGCGTCTCCCCGCGCCGCCGCCTGCGCCGCCTCCGGTGAACTTCAACCGGGGCAGCAACGACGTGCGGTTCAATTCGCCCATCGCGCAAGTGCCGCAGGCCGCGCCGCCGCCTCCGCTGCCGCAGATGCAGGCCGCGCCGCAGCCGCAGGCACCGCAGGCACCGCCGTCGTTCGCGTTGCCGAACGGCGGGACGGACTGGCAGGCGCAGTTGAACTGGTACAACGCGCATCAGGGGCAGGCCGCGCCGGGCGGGGGCACCTACAACAATTCCGCGCCGGTCGCGTCTGGTGGGTCGTATGGCCCGCCGACGCGCAGCGGGCCGTACTACTAGGATCGTGGCTCGATGGCGACGACCGCGCTCGGAGAGAAGCCCTATCAGCTTGTCCCGATCAACGACCTGACGGCGGGTGTCGATCTCCGGCACTCGCCGACGTTGATCCAGCCGGAGCGTGCCCGCTTCCTCCGCAACGTCTCGCTGCAAGAACCCGGCGCGTGGCAACCGTTCCCCGGCTGGCAGACGCGCAGCACGACCAACCTCGGGGCGCTGCGTCCGCAGGGCGGGCGGCGCATCTACATGGTCACCGGCACGTTCCTGCTCGCCAGCTACAACGGGCAGGTCTTCAAGCCCACCGACGGCGGCGTCTGGGGCGCGGCGGTGCTGGCCGGGCGCTCGACCACCAACGAGCACTACTTCGTCTACGACCGCAACCTCGTCGCGCTCTTCGACGGCCTCGGGTCGATGAAGAAGAGCGAGGACGGGACGACGTGGTCGCAGATGGGGATCACCGCGCCTGCGGCTGCGCCGGGCCTCGCGCTCGTCGCAGGCGGGTCGCTCGTCGCGGGGAACACCTACGAGGTCGCCTACACGTTCGCCGACGCGGGCCTGAGCTACGAGAGCAGCGGCTCGCCGGTCGCGACCATCGCGCCGACGGCGGGCAACCTCACGATCCGCGTGACGATGGCGGTGAGCGCCGACCCGCAGGTCGATACGAAGTACGTCTACTGCCGCAACGTGACGGCGGGCGAGTCGGTGCTGCGGAAGGTCGGCACGACCGGCGTGCCCAACGCGACGCTGACGTTCGACATCACGACGCCCTCGACGTTCTTCCCCGACGGCGTGGAACTGCCGACGAAGAACACGGTGCCCGGCGCGTTCAGCTTCGGCGTCGTCTGGCGCAACCGCTGGTGGGCACGCGACGCGGTGATCACGAACCGCATCTGGTTCTCGGAGATCTTCCTGCCGCAGTCGTGGCCGGGCCTCTACTACCTCGACATCCCGTTCGACCGGGGCGACCGCATCACGGCGCTCATCGCGCTCGGCGACACGCTCATCGTCTTCGGCAACACCGGGGTCTACCTGATCATCGGGCAGACCTCGCTCGACTTTGAAGTGCGCCCCAGCGCGGGTGCGGTGGCCGGGGCGCTTGGGCCGCGTGCGGTCTACCAGATCGAAGCGGGCGTGCTGCACGGCAGCGACGGCGGGGTCTACCTCTTCGACGGCGCGAGCGACTCGCTGCTCTCGGACGACATCTGGACGGCGTGGCAGGACATGATGACCCACGTCGCGCCCGCCGACATTCAGCGGATCGCCATCGTGTATCACCCGCAGCGGAAGGAGGTGCGCGTCTCGGTGCCGCGCCTCTACGACATTTCGGTGCCGGGCGAGTGGGTGCTCGACCTCTCGCGCACGAAGGCGTCCGAGGGCACGTCGGCGTGGACGAGCACGACGCGCAAGATCGGCGGCTACATCCCGTGGGACGGGCGCGAGGCGGCAGCAGGCGACGCCGGGCGACTGTGGTCGTGGAAGCTCGACGCGGGGCAGTTGGCGGAAGAGTCGATCCCCGGCGCGGGCGAAGACGGCGGGGACATGACGTGCTACTACGAAGGCCCGGCGCTGCTGCCTGCGGCCCGGCGCTGGGCACGCTTCATCGAACTGTTCGGCGAGTACCGCCCGACGAGCGGCACGTTCACCATCGAGGTCATGGTGGACGACTCGTCCATCGCGGTGCTGCCGATTGATGTCACCGGGTCGGGCGTGTCGCTCTACGGGCTGGGCCTCTACGGGGTTGCCAGCTACAGTGGGCGGCAGCGGAAGTACTTCACGTCGATGCTGCCGCTGACCGCCGAGGGCAACGCGATCACGCTGCGGGCGACCTACGTCGGCATCGGCCTCTTCAAGTGGTTCACGTACGCCATCGGCGTGCGGCCTGAGCCGCAGATGCGCGGGTTCAACTGATGGCGAGCTATCCCAGCACTCCGGTCGTCTTCCCGGCGCGGTCGGACGGGCAGACCATCTACTCGGCGCACGTCAACGCCCTGCAGGACGAGATCGCCGCGCTGGAGACGGCACTGCTCGCCTCGGGCCTCGCGCACGACCTGAAGGCGCTGCAGTCGCTCACGCTGCCCGGTATCCTCGCCGCGCCCGCGCTCGCGGTGGACGCGAACGACTACGCGCCGCCGGGCCTCGCCAACGCCTACACGCTGCGGCTGTCGAGCAGCGCGGCGGTGAACATCAGCGGCATCGTCGCGCAGCCCAACGGGCGCGTGCTCAACATCGTGAACGTGGGCGGCTTCGCGATCACGCTGCTGCAGGGCAGCGGCCTGAGCGCCGCCGCGAACCGGCTGTTCCTGCCCGGCGGCACGCGGGCGCTTGCCACGGGTGACAGCATCACGCTCTGGTACGACGCCATCAGCAGCCTCTGGCGCACGCTCGGCGATGCGACGCCGCTCGTCTCTGGGTCAGCGCCGACGGAAGGCACTGCGAACCTGACGCTGGTCGGTTCAACGAGCGGCGCGGGGACCGCGTCGAGCAACTTCTGCCAGTGGACGCGGATCGGGAACCGGCTCACCATCGACTGCCTGCTGGTCGTGGCGACAGTGGGGACCATCGCGGGCACGGTGTGTATCGGCGGGTTGCCCCTTCCGTCGAAAAATTCGACGCAGTCCACCTTCGCCGTCTACTACGCGGGGCTGAACACTGCCGTGGCGGGCCTGATGGCCTTTCTGCCGATCACCGGATCCGCGTTGCAGTTGTCGAAGGTACCAGCGGCGGGCGCGGTAGGCCACACGGCGCTGCTGCCCGGCGACATCGCGGTGGGCACGGTGTTTCGCGTCAGCGGCAGCTACATGGTCTAGGCGATGGCGCAGACCAGCTACGTCAATCAGGTGCTCGCGGGGTTTCCCGCCGACCAGCGCAAGGCGCTGCAGTTGGCGTTTGAGTACGTGCTCACGAACCTGCGGCTCGGGCGACCGGATCCATCGAGCCGCGCCGAGAACCTGCAGTTGTACTATTTCGACGGCGTGACGGCGGCGGTCGCGAACACGGAGTTCTCGATGGTGCATGGGCTGGCGGCGGTGCCCTACAACATGATCCAAGTGCTGCCGGTGCGAATCGTCGGGGCGCAGATCGTGCCGCTGCGCGTGACGCGTGCCGCCGACAACAACCGGATCTACCTCGCGTCGTCGGTCGCGAACGCGCCGTTCATGGTCGCGCTGGAGGTCTGATGTCCTACGGCTACAACGCCAACGGCCAGATCGTCTGGGTGGACGACAACGCGACGGTGACGGACCCGCACTCGGGCCAGTCGCATCCGGCGTCGAGCGGCGGCACGGCGATCATCGCCTACGGGCCGAACCGCAACATCACGCCGGGCGAGGGCTGGGTCGATCCGAAGACGCAAAACGTCGCGCCGCAGTCGTCCGAGGAACTGGGGGCGATCTACGACCGCTCGCCCAGCGGGACGCCGGAGGGCCGGGCGAAGTTCATCGCCGCGATGCAAGCGCCCGACACGCGCCGCGCCGCGACCCAAGACACCTCTGGCCCGATCTGGAACATCATCCGGGGCAAGCTCCCGCCGGGGAAGAAGTACGACTCGCAGGGCAACATCGTCAACACGACCGCGTTTGAAAAGTTCGACACGGGCTTCAACAACGCAGCGGCCTACGGCGGCGCGGGCCTCGGCATCGCCGCTGGTGGCCTCGCGCTCGGGGCGCTCGCGGCGGGCGCGTATGGTGCGGGCGCGGCGGGTGGCGGTGCGGCAGCAGGCGGTGGCGGCGCGGCGGCAGGGGGCACGGGCGGCACGCTCGCCAGCACGTCCCTCGGCGGCTACGCGGCGGTGCCTGCGACGGTAGTCGGGAGCGGGTCAGGGCTGGGCGCAGCAGGCGGCGCTGCGGCGGCGGGAGGGGGCACGCTGGCCTCGTCGGCGTTTCCGCTCGTCGGCGCGACGCCCGGCACGATCACGGGCAGCGGCGCGGCGCTCGGTCCCGGCTTCGGCGCGGCAGAGTTTGGCACGGCGACGACGCCCACACTCGCGAGCACGTCGCTCGGCGGCTACGCCTCGACGCCCGCCAACATCACGGGGTCAGGGCCGGTGTCAGGCAGTGGGAGCACGGGGTCAACCTTGGGGCAGACCGTGGCGAAAAAAGCGGCGAAGCAAGCGGCGAAGCAGGCCGTGAAGGAAGCCCAGAAGAAGGCGCAGGCGAACAAGACGATGAAGGCGGGCGCGATAGTCGCGCCTGCGGTCGCGGGGTTGTATGCTGCGACGCGTGGTGGTGGTGGAGGCGGATCGATGGACATGAATCAGGCGCTCACGGCCCTGCTGCAGCAGCAGCAGGATCAGATGCAGGAAGAGTCGCCGCTGCGGAAGCTGCTGCTCTCGCAGCAGGCCGGGATGCTCCCGAGCTACATGAAGCGGGATCCGCAGTACCAGCAGTGGCTGCAGAACAGTGCGCCCGCCGCGCAGAGCGCGATGAACGCGGCGGTGCAGCGCCCGCCGTATCTCACGTAGAGGTCTGCAATGTCGATGGCCCCTTCGCCCTACTACAACCCCGGAGGCCCGCCCGCGCAGTACGGCGGGTCGTCGCCGAGCTACACGCCTCCGAGCTACAACGCGCCGTCGCCGATGGCGGGGTGGGGTGCGCCGTCAACGAGCAGCGCCAGCGCCCAACCGGACACCAGTCCGTTCGGGAACTTCTTTGACGACCCGACCTCGCAGCCGATCAACACCGCGTGGAACCAGCGGATGACGCAGTTGAATCAGGCCGCGCCCAACTACGGTGACATCACCAGCACGCTCGGCAGCTACCTGCAGCCCGACCCGCGCTTCAACGCGGGCCTCGCGGCGCTCGCGGGCGCGGCGGGCGGCAGCGCCGCGCAAGCGAAGGTGCTCGACAACCCCTACACCGCGCAGTTCGCGACGGCGACGCAGAACCGGATGAAGGAACTGAATCAGGATCCGTTCTCGTCGTCGGACGAGGCGGCGCTGAAGGCGCGGTTCTTCGACTCGCTCGCGCTCTCGCGCGATGACGCGTACAAGCAGAACGCGCAGCAGATGGCGTCGCGTGGCCTCGCGCCGTCGAGCGGCGTCGCGCAGGCGCTCGGCGCGGAGACGAGCGCGGGCTACCAGAAGGCGCGGGCCGGGCAGCAGCAGGCGCTGCTGCAGTACGTGACCGACGAGCGCAACCGGCGGCGCGACGCGGCGGTCGGGATGTCGGGCAACCTGCAGCAGGCCGGGCTGGCCGACACCTCGGAGAAGCAGAACGCGCTGACGAGCAACGCGTCGCTGGCGAACCAGTGGCAGGCGACCCGCGCGAGCATCCTCGGCAACGTGCTGCAGGCCATTCAGGGCCAGCAGGGACTGGGCATGAACGCGGCGTCCACGCTGGCGACGCTGCGGCGGCAGCAGTATCTGGACGACCAGCAGCGCGGCGCGGACCTGCTGCAGACCTCGGCGCTGCCGAACGCGCTGACGCAGGCGCGGATGCAGGCGCTGCAGCAGACGCTGGCGGGCGGGCCGACGAGTCAGTCGCTCTTCGGCCAGTACAGTTCGATGCAGCAGCAGCAGATCGCGCAGCAGCAGGCCAACGCGGCACGCAACGCGGCGATCTGGGGCGCGGCGGGCAACATCGGCGCGGGCGTCGCGAACAACGTGGACTGGGGATCGGTGTTCTCGTAGGCGTGACCGATGGACAACTTCCAGCAACTGCTCGGCAACCCGAACCCGCTGCAGGCGCTCCTGCAGCCGCAGTCGCCGTACGCGATGCCCGGCATGGCCCCGATGGAACCGACCGCGATGCCGGATCTGTCGGCGCTCGCCGGGCCGGGCGCGTCCAGTCCGCTCGCCGCCATCGCGTCGGCGATCAGCGCGGGCGGGGCGGGCGGCTCGCAGCCGATGGACGAGGAGCCGAACTACGACGGCCCCAACGCGGGGTCGGCGGTGGCGGGCCTCGGGCCTGACGCGCAGCAGGCGCTCGGGCTGGGCGCAGGGCCGTCCGCGATGACGGGCAGCGGCGACGCGGACGCGGGGCAGTACACGCTGGGCGTGACGCCGGTCAGCACCGGCTACACGCCGCCGCCGCGTCCCCCGGATCCGCTCGATGAACGCACGCTGCACCCGAGCGGCACGCGCAACATCATGCAGGGCGTCATGCCCGGCATCGCCGCGCTGATCGCCGGGCTGACCGGCGGCAAGGAGTCGGCAGCGGCGGTGCTGCAGGGCGCGAACGCGGGGAACCAAGCCTACAACGCGGACCTGAAGGAGCGCGGCCTGCGGAAGTATCAGCAGGCGCAGCAGAGCTACGCGCGGGACCACCAGTTGTGGCAGGACGAGCAGCAGCGGCTGGAGCACAACACGGCGATCATCGCGTCGCTCGCCGAGAAGGCGAAGTCGTTCGCGAACCCGGCTGACGGCCTCGCGTGGCTGAAGTCGCAGCAGGCGATCTACGCCAAGCAGGGCGTCAACGTGATGGACGCGTGGAAGGGCGTCGAGGTCGGCGCGGACACGCGGCGGAAGGACTACCTCGCGGGCAAGCTGAAGACCGTGATCGACACCATGCGCCAGCAGGCCAAGGACAGCGGGCGGGTGTTCGATGAATCGAAGCTCGATGACAACATGGCGATCCGCATCGACGGCGAGACGAAGCCGCTGTCGGTCTGGCGCGAACTGGCCGACGCGCTGCCGCCGTCTGCCGGGCGCGGCGCAACGACCTCGGCCATCGAGCAGAAGGTCGAGAGCGAGGTGCAGGATCAGATGGCGATCATCCGCGCGAGGACCGGGCGCGAGCCGGGGACCGCCGAGGTGCTGCAGATCCGCAAGGACAAGTGGAACGAGGTCGCCACCGAGCAGGATCAGTCGGAGGAGATGAAGAAGCTCGCGCTGGAGCACGCACGCAAGGCGAACCGCTACCTCGACGCGACGACCGCAGAGGCGCTGGCGAAGGCGCACGCGGGCGGCGGCATCACCTCGCAGCAGGACATCTTCGCGCGGAGCCGCATGGCCGAACTGTCGCGCAACAAGGTCTTCGTGCAGGCGCAGGCGCAGGGGAGCCTCTACGACCAGTTCCTGCAGACGATGAACGACCCGCACCCGAACGGCATCACCGACCAGACGCTGATCGCGGAGTTTATCCGCGCGAAGCATCCCGGCTCGGCGCGGGTCGGCGATCAGGAAAGTATGCGGATCGAACTGGCGCGGGCGGGCGTGTCGAACCCGCAGGCAATGGCCGCGCAACTGTTCAGTGGGACGGCGCTGCTGCCGAAGCAGCGGCAGGAAATGGCCGACGTGCTCAAGCGGTCCTACGAGGCGTCGCGGGCGGGGGCCGAGATGTTGATGGACGGCTACCAGTCGCAACTGGAAGCGCGGCAGATCCCGCCGCAGCCCTATCTGCTGCCGGGGGTCGGGTCCACCCACGATCCGATTCGCCCGAAGTGGCAGCGCGACCTCGACGCGAAAGACGCCGCCGAGGAGGCCGCGCAGAAGCAGTCGCAGATGTTCCGCCCCGGCAGCGTGCAGGCGTTTGAAGGCGGGGCCGCTGCGCCTGCGGGCACGCCCGCGCAGATTCGCGCGAGCGGCGGGCGTCCGTTGATCCCCGGCGCGCAGGCCGCGCAGGGGAAGGCACCCGCGCAGGCCGGGTCGAGCGTGGTCACGGACCCCGAGGGCAAGGGGATGGTCATCACCGATCCCAACGACGGCAAGCGATACCAGATCCTCGGGAAGAACGCGGCGGGCCAGTACGTGAAGAAGGAACTGTAGATGGCGAAGGGCGATATCAGCGTCGGCTTCGGCGGCATGGGGCCGTCGGACGTGCGGGCCAGCGGGATCCCGTCGATGGCCGACTCGGTCACCGTGCCTGCGGACGACACCAGTGCGTCGTGGCTCGACCGGCTGCTGGAGTCGGTGGCCGGGCCGAAGATGACCGAGGATCCGAACTACGGCCCCGACAGCACGATGGCGCAGTTGTACGACAAGTACGCGCGTCCGATGAACCCGCTGAACCTGCTCGTCGGCGCGGCGAAGGAAGTGCCCGCGCTCGCCGCGAAGGTGCCGCTCAACGCCGCGCGGTTCGCGTCGCGCTTCTCGCCGGATCCGAACGCCGAGCAGTATCTCAGCGGCGACGACCCCGAGAGCATCGGCGCGAAGATCGACGCGCTCACGACGACCGGGGCGCTCGGCTCGCGCGACTTCGGCCAGTCGGTCGGCGCGGCGGGCACCGACATCATGGCGATGGTCGCGGGCGACGAGGCGCTGGCGCTGCCTGCGCTCTCCGAGGCGCTGCCGTCGGCGCTCACGAAGCTCCCCGGCCTGAGCACGGCGGTGGACTGGGCGGGTACCAACATCGGCAAGGGCGGGCTGTACGGGCAACTGCTCGACAACGATGCGGAGACGGGCGCGGTCTACGGCGGCATCGGCGGCGCGGCGGTCGGCTCCGGCGAGGCGATCTTGTCGCGGGCTGCGCCATTTCTGGAGAGCGCCGCCGAGAAGAGCCTCGGGCGCGTCATCGCGCCGGGCAAGGAGGCGTGGAAGAAGTTCGTCGGCAGGAACGCGCAGGACATCATCCGCGACGTGCCGCTGTCGGCGGCTGCGCCGTGGCGCGAGGGCGGCGGGCTGCAGGGCATCGTGGACTACGCGCAGCAGCAGGCCGACAACATCGGCGTCTCGCTTGACGCCGCGTACGCGCAGCGGCTGCAGCCCGACATCGCGCCGAAGCTGAAGGGCATCCGCGATCAGATCCGTTCGACCGCCGACAACCTGCTGCAGGCGCACGGCATGGCCGTCGTGAACCTCGCGCCCGAGTCGAAGCAGGCACTGGAGGAGATCCGCGCGTCGCTCGCCACCGGGCGCGGCGCGTTGAACCCGAAGGACACGAACATCTCGGTGCTGCAGGATGCGGCCAGCCGTCTGCAGGACGTGGTCAGCGGCCTCGGGCCGGAGATGCAGCGTGTCGGCATGGCAAGCCCGCTGTCGTTCCAAGGCCAGACGATCCAGCGCGGGATCGCGCGTGGGGCGCAGAGCACCGCCGAGCAGGGCATCGCGCGAGCGATGGGCGACATCGACAACGTGATCAACACCGACCTCGTCGGCACGCGGATGGCGACCGAGCCGCTCGCGCGACGGATCGACAAGCTGCGGATGAACTTCGGCGACATGAACGCGGCGGGCGAGTTCGTCTCGACCGACCCGGCGTTCAGCAACAGCATCGAGAAGCTCGCCGCGACGGTGCGATCGTACGGGCCGGAGATGAACGCGCAGCAGTTGCGGAACCTCGCGCAGGACTGGGGCAAGATCGTCTCGGGCGCGAACGGGCGCGGGTTCCTCTCGCCGATGGCCGACGAGTCGATGAAGGGCGCGATGCGGGCCGCGCGTGGCGAGGTCGAGACGACGCGCGACGCGCTGATGGGCGACACGGTGCGCGACCAGAGCAACGAGTTTGCGTTCTGGAAGCGGCTCTCCGAGGCGGCGGAGAGCACCGCCGAGCGCCGCGTCGGCCACACGGGCGGCGGGCTGTTCGGCGCGATGGCGACGCTGGCCGGGGTGGGCGGCGGCGAGTATGCCGCGCACGCGGCAGGGCACGGGGTGGCCGGGGCGCTCGGCCTCGGCGCGGGCGGCGCAGCGGCGGCAGCGGTGACGGTGCGCGTGATGCGCTCGCCGATCTACAACCTGCTGTCGGCGAAGACGAAGCTCGCGATGGCGAGCGCCCTGCGGAAGGGCACCAACGCGGCGCTGGGGACCGCGATGCGCCGGGCGCTACTGGAACTGTCGCTGCTCAACCACGGCGGGTTGTCCGCGCTCGGGCACACCGACCTGACCGCCACCGAGGCCGACGCCGAGCACCACAACATCCTCAACGGGCGCGACGTGACGCCGGGCGTGCTGGAGTCGGCCAACCCCGACACCGTCTACGGCGCGGGCGGCAGCGTGGACCCCGGCATCGAGCACAACCAGCGCCTGCTGCAGCAGCAGGATCAGATCGACCAGAGCATCGAGGAGGCCGCGCCGCTCGACCCGCAGACCGAGAGCCGCGTCTACGACAAGCTCGCGAACACGCAGGTCGCGTCGGCGGGCCTGAGCCGCCTGCCGGAGTGGCTGCAGACGCAACTGATCAACGCGCCCGACCTCGGGCCGACGCACCCGCATCTGCAGAAGCTGGCGAACCTCATCGCCGAGCAGACCTCGCCGCTCAACGTGGCGTTCCTCGGCGAAGAGGCGCTGCGCCCGCTGGCGGCGGGCACGCGGCTGGTCAAGCCCGTCGAGATGATCGGGAAGGGGTTGTCGGCGGCGATGGCCGCTGCGGGCCTCCAGACGGGCCTTGAGGGCGTGCAGGAGGGCCGTCCCGGCAAAGTTATCTCCGGGGGCGTGCAGACGGGCCTCGGGGCGCTGGGGCTGCGTGGCGGGGGCGTGGCGCGGGCGGCAGGGGAAGCGGGCGAGGCGGTCGGCGCGTTCGGCACCCGGCTGGGGCAGGGGCTGGCGAACGCAGGCAAGCAGGCGCTGATCGGCCCGGCCATCGGGCTGTCGTCGCAGGCGCTCGCGAACACCGACCTCGCCAAGAGCCTGATCCCCGACGACGAGATGCGGCAGGCGGTCTTTGAAGCGGCGGGCGTCGGCGCGGGCGTGACGGGCCTCGGGATGGCGGCGCGGCGCGGGATGCGCGAGATCCCCGGCGTCGGCGAGGTCACGGTCAAGAAGGGACCGGACTTCGCGATGGACGGCGCGTGGCACGTCACGCTGCCCGACGGGCGCACGTACTCGATCTTCAAGGACAGCGGCGGCTCCCCGCTGCCGTGGCACGTTCACGGGCTGCTCGACCACCCGATCAACGCCGAGACGATGCCGGAGATGATCCAGCAACTGCAGACGCTGGACGAGTCGAGGCCGGTGCTCAACAAGTACACCGGGCGGCGCGAGAACCAGACGATCAAGCAGGCGCTCGACAAGGAGCGCAGCGCGGCGGGCCTCTACGCGACGGACGACCTGCAGGCACCGGGCGCACTGGGCGACACGACCGCGCCGATGAAGCTCTCCGCGACGAGCGGCTTCAAGGGCAACGTCGGCACCGAGGAGCCGGTGGTGCCGACGCGCAGCGCGAAGAAGGACCGCGTGCCCGCGAAGGGCGAGAACTATCCGCCGAGCTTCGACTTTGAGTCGCAGGTCGGCCAGTACCCGGCGACGGGCGAGCCGGGCGTCAGCTACTTCAAGGGCGACCTCGGCGCGAAGAACAGCAAGGGCGAGCCGATGCACGCCGACACGCTGCTCTATCGCGACGACAACGGGAAGGTCATCGGGATCCTGAACCACTACCCGATGGACATCACGACGCGGGCGCAGGGCGGCGTCTATCGCGGGATGACGATGCTGATCGAGAAGGCGGGCAACGTCAACCTGATGGTGGACCCCGGCGAGCAGCAGCGCGGCGTCGGCTCGGCGCTGCTGAAGGACGCGATCAAGCGGTGGGATGTTGATCTCAGCAAGCAGGACTACACGCAGGAGGGCCGCGCGTTCGCGCGGCGCTTCACGACGAAGCAGAAGGTGCAGGGCGCGAAGGACGCGTTTGCCGACCTGCTGCGCGGGCGCGTCGGGCGTGAGCCGTCCGACACGTCGATGGACAAGTCACCCGAGGTCGGGCCTGCGGGCGAAGGGTCCGCGCTGGAGAGCGCGGCACCGACGGTGCAGAACCGCGTGCAGGGGATGCCGACGACCGCGTCGCTGGTGAAGACGCTGAAGAAGGGCGGCGGGTTCACGGTCGATACGAAGACCGGCGTCGTGCCCGACACCGGCACGATGGTCGGCCTCTACCCCAACGGCGACAAGCGCGTGCTCGTCGTGCCGGTGCGGCGGCTGACGACGCAGTTGGTGGACGACTACCTCACGAAGATGGCCCCGCAACTGGCGGGCAAAGAGCGGTATCTCGGGGGCTGGGTCAGCGGCAAGAACGCCTACCTCGACGTGCCGCTGCGCGTCGTGAAGGAAGAGCCGCAGCGCGTCTCCAAGAGCGGGAAGCCGATCATCGAGTCGGTCGCGCAGCGGGCCGGGCGCATCGAGAAGCAGGAGCGGGCCGCTATCGCTCGCGCGGGCGGGACGACGCAGTGGGAACCGGACGCGGGCGTGCGCGAGCGCGGGCGGCAGATCGCGACGTGGACGAACGACGCGCCGGAGATCCGCCCCGACATCGCGGCCTTCCGACGCGCCAACGGGGGCCGCGCTCCGAGCGCGAAGGAACTGGAGACGATCAAGAAGGTCGCGTGGGATCGCGCGTTCCAGACGGGCGCGAACGAGCGCATGGTCGGCGACCCGCGCGGGTTCCTTGAGTCGCCGACGTTTGAGCGTCGCGCCATCGAGCAGGCCGACGCCGGGCTGCGGTTCCTGCAGGAGAAGGGCGTCACGAACCCGGAGTGGTGGAAGCTGCGCGGCACGATCTGGGAGCGCCTCTACGCCGACCGGCCCGACGGCACGATGACCGACGCCCGCATGAAGCGCGTGGCCGGGTTCCTCGCCGCGACCGCGCCCAACGCCGGGACCACCGACAACGTGCGGCAGGCGACGGAGTACCTGCGCCGGATGCTGAAGAAGGAGCCGATCATTCAGCCCGACTGGCGGGCGATCCCCGGCGTCAACGTCACGCACATGGAAGCGGGCAAGATGATGCCGATGGAGACGGTGCGGGCGAACAACTTGGAACTGGCGATGCGGAAGCGCGGCGACCTGATGAACGAGGACAAGGTCCGCGAGGAGTTTAAGGCGCTGACCGGCGACCCGAACGCGCAAGTGCTCGACACGCAGTTGGCGAAGATCGGCGAGGTGCCCGAGAGCGGCGTCTACCTCAACGCCACCGCCGGGCGCATCGAGGGGAAGGCGTATCCGGTGATGGCGAACCGGCTGCGCGAGATCGCGGTGAAGCTGGGCCGCGTCCCGCGCGACTTCACCGCCGAGGTCTGGACCGGCATCCGCGAGACGATCCGCAAGACCGGCGAACTGTACGGACGCAAGCACAAGCGCCCGGTGGGCGAGTCGTACGGCTACGACCAGATCCTTGAGCGCGAGGTCGCGTTCACCGCGAAGAAGCTCGGGATCACTCCATCGGAAGTGGAGCGCCGGATAAGGGCGGGGCACATGAGTACGCTGGCCGCGCTGCTCGCGACCGGCGCGACGGCGCACGCGGCGGCGCAGCAGTGGCTGGCGGCGCAGCAGTCGGACGAAGCGCCAGATGACGCAGGGCAAAGCACCAGCGATGCCCACATCGGCGGATGACCGACGTGCCCTCGGGGATCGGCCCGATGCACCACTGGTAGAGCAGGCGATGCAGCGCGTGACGGCGGAGCTGCCACCGCACGCGGGCATCCTTCCGCCCCGTCCACCGCGCGTGGCCGTGCGCCTCGGGCACGATCTGATCGAGGACGCGGATCCGATACGCGTGATCCGCGACGCGGGCCTTCGCCGCCCAGTCCCAGTTCATGGCGTCACCTCCGGCAACTGCTGCAGCTTCGCGTCGCGGTCGGCCAGCGTGACCTCCATCACCCGCCGCGCGGCCTCCGTGCTGCGCGTCGCCATGTAGACGATGTCGGCCAGCGTCCCCTTGTCGAGCGCCATCAGCGCCGTGAGCAGCGGCTCGCGGCAGAGCAGCGCCTCGCTGCGCGGGCGTCCCTTCGACAGCGTGCCGTTGTGCGCCGACGCCGCCGCTCGCGCGGGCGACGTGCGCGAGCCGCGCACCACCGCCGGGTTCTCGTCGTCCCAGCAGACGGCGTAGCCTGCCTCGCGCAGCGTGCGAGCGAGCTTGCGCCGGTCGCCGACGGCCTCGGCGGTGCGCGTCGAATCTTTCGGGTTGTAGCGGACCTGATGCACCTCCGGGGGCAGGCGCACGGTCAGCGCCTGCTCCCGGTAGTCGGTGCCGTTGGTCTGGATCGTCACGTCGAGTGTCATGTCGCGTTCTCCTGCTTCTGCACCCAGCCGCTGCCGAGCGCGTGTCGCTCGGGCGCACCGACGGGGCCGACGATGGTGAAGGTCACGCCGCGCACGGGCGGGTCGCCCAGCAGCGTCAGCGTGCGGTCGTGGCGCATGGCGCTCGTCGTCGGCATCGACAGCGAGTGCGCCTCCTGACAGACCTGCTGGCAGAACATCGCGGTGCGCGTCTCCCAGTCGAGGTGATACTCCTGCGCGTAGCTGTAGCCGCTCACGCGAGCGATGCTCTTGGGGTCGCGCATGATCAGTTCCCTCCCGCGCAGCAGAGGCCGCAGAGGATGCCGAAGCCGATGACGAAGAGGATGGTGGCGATCACTTGCCACCGCCCTTCGCCGCCGCCAGCGCGTTGAGCACCAGTTCGACCTCGGCGTCCTTCAGTGACAGCGTCAGCTTGTAGCGGTCGCCTGCCGGGGCCGGGGCCATGTCGAGACAGTAGGGGCGTGCGGCCTCGCCGAGGTCGGCCTTCCACGCGAGCACGAAGTTCCGCACGGGCAGCGTGCGCTCGGCCTCGGCCTTTCGATGCGCCTCGGCCTCGGCGTCGATCTGCTTCCGCCGTGCGACGGCGGCGACCTGCGTGGCGACGATGCCGCGCAGCCGCGCCGCGAACTTGATCGGGAAGCCCACGTCGTCCAGCTTCGTGTAGGTCAGCGTCTTGCGGCGCGAGCCGCGCCAGTGGTGGCCCGGTCGCGGTTCCTCGTAGCAGACGGCGATGCGGTCGGGCGCGGTGCCCCAGTGCGAGTAGCCGTAGGTCGGGCCAACGTCGTAGAACACGCGCACGCCGCCCGGCAGCTTGAAGCCCTTCGGCTCGGGCTGGGGGTCGAGGTCGGCCAGCGCCCGGCTCGTCTCGGCGAGCAGTGCGGTCAGTTCGGCGGTCTTGCGCTCGACGGTCTGTTCGTGCCGGGCCTTGGCCTCGGCGCGTTCCTGCTCGCGGGTCTTCTGTTCAGTCGTCATGGTCGTGTCTCCAGTGAAGGGCGGGGGCCGAAGCCCCCACCCGGATGAACTACTTACTGCGGGCCTCGCGCCGAGCGCGGCGCTTCGCGGCCTTCAGCTTGCGTGCGGCCAGCGCCTTGGCGCGGACCTTCGGGTCGAGCAGCGGGTTCGGCCTCGCGGGCGCGTCCTGCTGCGTCTCGGCCAGCCGCTGGCCCTGCTTGCGCTTCGCGAGGTAGGCCACGGCGTCGCGCTGCCGGGCGATGACCTCGGTGACGTGCGGCGGGAACACGATCCGCGTCGTGCGGTTCTTCGCGACGTGCTCCACGAAGAGGTAGTCGCCCTTGTCGAACCGCACGGTCTGGATGATGAACGTCTCGCTCGACACGATGTCGGTCGAGCGCACGGTGGCCGGGCGCGTCTGCGCGGCCTCCGGCAGCTTGTGCAGTTGCCCAAGCTGGTGGTCGAAGTTGTCTTGCCCTGAGTCGCTCGCCGGTCGGAGTGCTTTGGTCATCGGTCGTCTCCAGTGTGGTCGGGTTAGAAGCTCTGCAGCCACGCGATCAGCGCGGCGGCGTGCGGCCTCGCCTGCTCGGGCTTGCCGCAGGCGAGGAAGGCGAACACCTTCGCGAGGTGTGTGGAGGCGGTCTGGCGGGTCACTGGACCCTCCCGTTCGCCCGCAAGTGGCGCACAAGCTGCCGGGTCAGCCGGGCGGCGTCCACGTCGCGCCCAAGCTGGATGCAGTCGGCGAGGTTGAACCGCAGTCCCTCGGCCCCGGCCTCGGTGGCGTCGCCTGCGAGGCAGAGCGCCGCCTGCCCGGCGTGCAGGGCGGCGGCGGTGCGGTAGCGGTTCAGCGCCCAGTCGGTGCGGCGCTGGGCGGTCAGGTTGTAGAGCTTCACGCCCGCCTCCCGCTCAGGACGCCGACGGCCTCGGAGGCCGCGCGTTCGATGACCAGCGCGACGTAGCCGCGTCGCTCGGCGCACGCCCGCTCCGTCTCGCGGCGCAGGGCGTCGGCCTTGTCGCTGGCGGTGTCGGTGATGACCTTCGCGGCCACAGTGGCGTCGGCGACGATCTGCGCGGCCCGGCGATACGCCGTGCTCGGCAGCATCGGCGACGGCAGGATGTCGGTCGCGATGTCGCGGACGATGGCGTCGCGCTGGTCGGCCAGCCACGGGCCGAGGTAGGTGTGCGGGCCGAGCTTCGCGATGAACGCGTCGAGGGCGGCGACTTCGTCGGTCTTGTTCATGGTCGTGTCTCCAGTGGTCGAGGGGTTAGAAACCGTTGCCGACGGGGAACCCGTGGTGCGCGACGAGCGCCGGGATCCGGTGGCTCTCCGAGGTCGCGCCGATCACCGCGCCATCGCGGATGAGCACGCAGACGTTCGTCTCCAGTTGGCGCTCGCCCATGTAGGTCGAGGTGACGTAGAGGTCGAGCGAGGCGCAGCCGGGCGCGGCGTCGTGCGCGTCGATGGTCTTCAGGTCGCGCAGCGCGACGAAGTCGCCGAGGTCGCTGTCGTCGGTCCAGTTCAGCGCGTTCGGCAGGTTCGCGCCGTCGCCGAGCGGCGTGCAGTCGCGCAGGCCGACCTCCGCGCAGGGCGCGAAGCCGCTGGTGTTCGCGCGGACGGCGGCGTTGATCGCCTTCCGCAGGGCCGGGGTGACGGGGATGGTCGCGGTGGTCATCGTCGTGCTCCAGTGGGCCGTGTTAGATGGCGAGGAAGCGACGCGTGCCGCGTGCGTGCTGCTCGGCGGCGAGCGCGGCAGCGGCCTTCACGAAGAACCCGCCCTCCACGAACTTGTCGCCTTGGTAGATGGCGTACTGGCGGATGCCGCCGATGGCCGCGCCGGGGCGCACGACGAACGCCTGCAGGTCGTGGTCCGCGAGGAAGAGGCGCGTGCTCCACGACTCGGTCTGGCCGGTCGTGAGGTTCCGCGCTTCGACGCGCTCGTTGACGCGCCCGGCGCTGCGGTCGAGGGAGACGGGGCGCACGAAGTGGCCCGTCTCACGGTTGCGGTAGTTGCTGTTCAGCTTGATGGTCATCGTCGTCTCCAGTGGGCGGGGCCGGTCACCACGACCGACCCACCCAACAAGTATGTGCCGAAACCTAGACGGCTGTCAAACCCCCTATATTCCCTCGAAAAGTGCGTTGACCTTGTCGCGCAGCGCCTGACGGCTGGACCGCAGGGCGGCGTTCTGGCTGCTCAGGCCGACCAGTTGCTCGCGGGCCAGCCCGAGGACCGCCACGGCGTCGTCCAGCATCCGCAGCAGTTCGGTGAGCGCGGTGTCCACCGTGACCTCGGTCGTCGCCCCAGCGGCCACCAGTGCGGCCACAGAGGGCGTCTGGGCCGGAGCCGTCGGCAGCGACGCCGCGATGCGCTCCAGTTCGACCCGTGCCCCGGCGCTGACGGTCAGGTGCGCCACCTTCCCCGCGTCGAGCGGCTTGGACAGCAGGTCGGGCACGTCGGGCGGCACCGGGGTGTGCTTCAGGCGCTCGTCTTCCAGCGCCCGCTCGATGCCCCGGTGGACGACGCTGACGGTGCTCTGGACCGACGGCAGCGTCGTGGTGAAGCCGTGCGTGTAGGCCGACCGCAGCAGGCGCTCGGCCTCGGCCTTCTGGTGGCCGTGGCCGCTGCCGTGCTGGTAGTGGTGCTCGATGAAGCTGAACAGCGACCCCTGCCACTTCTCGCTCGGGGCGTCGGGGTGCCGGGGCGTCTCCAGTGTCTTTGGTTGCAGCGCCGCGAGCAGTTCGCGGACGCGCCCGGTGCCGAGCAGCGCCGGGTGGACGAACACCGACGTGCCCTTCGCGAGGTTGACGATGCGCTGGTGCTGGCGGTGGCCGATCCACTTGAAGAACAACACCACGCCGACGCCGGTCGGGAAGCTCGCCGCCTTCTCCATTTCCGGCCCCTCCGAGGCCCACTGGAGAATCTGCGGGTGGGTGGACATCCACTGCGGCAGGTTGCCGCTCTTGGTGCCCACGATCAGGACGCGGCGCTGCTGGGTCAGGCAGGCGCTCACGGCGTTGGCGAGTAGCTCGTCGGGGTGCAGCAGGTCACGAAGTGGCGTGGACATCGGTGTCTCCAGTCACGGTGCAGGGGGTGAAGTCGCCCGCCGTCAGGAACTGATCCTTCGGGCAGGGGCGAACCTTGACGACAGCGAGGTCGCCGCCATACCGCTGGTCGAGCGGGTGGAAGGCGACGTGGTGCGCGTGGTCGAGCGCGAGGCTTTTGTTGAGGGCGTAGAAGTCGAGGCGCACGTAGCGCCCCGCCCCCGTGCGGAAGATCCCGGTGTAGGTGCGGTCGGCTCTCACAGTGCGTCTCCTTCCGGCAGGGCGTTGGCGTTCGTCATGCCCCGGTGCAGCGCCAGCCGCGCTGCCTGCAGCCGGGCGTCGATGGTGGCGCGGTCTGGCAGCGGGGTCCCCGAGACGACGCTCACGGCGGCGCTGGGGGGCGTAGGACGGGTCGGGGGCACCGGGCGGGCCACCTTGTCGCCGCCGGGCAGGTTCGTGCTCTGGCGGGCCGCAGGAGCCGCCGCAGGGGCCGTCTGGGCGACGACCGGCTGCGCGAGGGCGACCGCCAACTGGTGGCGCACGGCGTGCCAGCGGGCGCGGACGGCGTCGGCCACGTCGGGCGCGGTCACCGCGACGAGGCTGAAGTGGAGCGCCGACGCCTGCTGCTCGCGGTCGAGCAGGCCGACGGGGACGCCCTCGGTGACGAGGTAGCAGAAGGCGCGGAGGCCGAACGCCTCGGCGGTTTCGCCGGGCTGCTGGCGGGCGAGGACGGGGATGCGCGGGAAGGTCATGGTCGTCTCCAGTGAAGGGCCGGGGGCCGAAGCCCCCGGCGGGTGAGGGGTGTTACGCGGCCACCAACTGGCGGGCCTTGACGAGCGCGAGCGCCTTCACGTCGGCGTTGCCGCCGAAGAGGGCCGACACGTTCGCGTTGTCGCGCCCGGCGACCGAGGACGCCTCGGCAGGACGGACGTGGTCGAAGTACTCGGTGACCGCGTTGTAGACGCTCCACGCGTTCGGGTCGCCGCCCGTCAGCGCCGTCGCCTTGTCCACGCCGACGCCCGAGAAGACCAGCTTGCTGACCGTCGCGCGGCGCGACTTCAGCGTGTCGCTGACGACGCCCTTGTCGCTCGGGAAGACCGACTCGATGTAGGCGATGATCTGCTTCTCGTTCAGGCGCTTCGCGGCCAACTGCGCGAAGGTGTCGCCCGTGGCGATCAGCGTCTTCGTGAGGTTCGTGAAGAGGCCACGCGCCTGCTTCACGCGGTCGTTCGCCGACGCGGTGTGGCGGATCTTCGCGAAGGTCGCCTTGTCGCTCGACGCCGCCAGCGCCAGCGTGTTCTGGCAGACGACGCGGATGGCCGTCGCCGAGCCGTTGACGCCCGTCGAGCCGTCGTGGCCCCACTTCAGGAGCGCGTAGCCGTTGACGGTGTCGCCCGCGCCGGTCACGTCCGTGTCGCCGCCCTGCAGCCGCGCGAGCGCCCAGCAGACCTCGCCGTCGCCCAGTGCGCCCGCGACCTCGATGGACGCGCCGTACTCGCTGATGGCGATGTCGAAGATCGACGCGGCGTCGCGGTTCTGGACGGCGGTGTAGGCGGGGCCGACGATGGCAAGCTCGCGGTTGTCGGTGACGCGGCGCACGACTTGGCCCTTGTGCAGGCGCGAGCCGTCCGCGTTGAAGATCGGCTCGACGGCGACGTCCCAGTCGAGGTGGGCGGCGGCGAGGAACTGCTCGACCGAGTAGCGCACGTCGCCGCGCAGGCGCGTGCCGAGGCCGTGCCACGGGGTGGACCCGATGTAAGCGATGGCGTTCTGACCGTTGACGGAAGCGATGTTGTGAGCCATGTGCGTTCTCTCCAGTGATGGGGTCGGCTTGCGTGCCGCCCGACCAGAAGAGTATACGTCGAAACCTAGACAAGCTGTCAACCCCCCTGAAACACTGGGCTTTCGAGCACTTTCCTGAGTGCCCGGTCGATACTTGGTGCAGCCCAGCCGAGACGTGCGATCCTGAGCGGCATGACGAGAGACGACCTCATCGCGGCGCTGGCGGCAGCGCCCAAGCGGCGGCGGCTGTCGCTGCTGCTCAAGTTGGTCCCCCAGCCTGCGGCGCTCATCGCGAAGCGGGCGGGCATCAGCCGGGCGACGCTCTACCGCGAGACGACGGTGTCGCTCGTCACGAAGCTGCGGATCGCGCGGGCTGTCCGCGTGCCCGCGTCGGTGATCTGGCCGGAACTGCAGACCCTCGCGTGGGAACTGCTCTACGGCTTTCGAGGAGACAAGCGATGACGAAGAAGACCGAGACGAAGAACGAGAACCTCACACTGGAGCGCCAGCGGGTCGTGAACGCCCTGATCAGCGCCGCGCAGTTGCGGCTGGACGAGGTGCCGGGCGACTTCGCGGTGCGGACGTTCGACACGGTGCGCTACGCGCAGGCCGACAAGGTCAGCGAGGACGTGGTCGTGGCGCTGGGCATCAGCGCCGAGATCGTGCGGCTGGCGCTGGAGAGCGCGGTGCAGCAGGGGCTGCTGGAGGTGCCGGTGTCGCTGCCGGTCAGCGAGCACCCGATCACGTTCGTCAGGCCGGGGACGCTGTGAAGGTTCACGTCGTGGTCGAACTGGAGCCGGGCGGCATCCTCTACGAGCGCACGGGGAAGGCCGCATCGGTGGCGAGCGCGCTGCGGGTGCTGGCCGACAACCTCGACCCGCCGCGCCCTCGGGGCCGGGGCCGGGGGTCACGGGTGTGGGGGGTCGTGCGCTACATCGGCACGACGCAGATCTGGCTGGACGTGCGCGTGCCCCCCGCGCCGCCTGCCGAGACACCGCTGTTCGATGCAGCCGAGAACACTGGAGAGGTGAAGTAATGGAGCAGACCGAACCGACCCCGTCGCCCGTCGAGGGCGGCACACTACAGTCGTCGCCGACGGTCGCGAAGATCGCCGACGCGCTCGCGAAGGCGCACCTGAACTACGGGGCGCTGGTGGCCTCGCAGGTCGCCGACGCCGAGAAGTACAAGTACCGCTACGCCGACCTCGCCGGGGTGCTGGCGGCGGTGCAGCCTGCGCTCGCGAAGAGCGGCATCGCCATCGTGCAGAGCGTGTCGATGACGCGCCCGCCGAACAGCAGCGGCCTCGTCGTGGCCGTGGAGACGCGGTTCATTCACGCGAGCGGCGAGTGGATCGCGACGACGCTGAAGTTGCCGTCCACGGAGACGGCCCCGCAGAAGGTCGGGTCGCTGACGACCTACCTGCGGAGGTATGGGTTGCTGGCGCTCTCGGCGTGCGCGTCCGAGGACGACGACGGGGCGCAGGCGCAGGAGGCCGCGACGCCGAAGCCGCAGCGCACCGCGCCGCCGAAGACCCAGCCGACGACCGCCAAGCCGGTGACCAAGCCGGTGAACGCGACGCCGCCGCCGGAGCAGCGGGCGCGGGATGCGGCGCACGTCGCCGAGACGCTCGCGCCGACGCGCGAGGTCTACGAGGCCGCTGGCGGGGGCACGGTTGCGCCGATCACGGCGAAGGACCGGGGCTTGTTGTTTAAGGTGGCGAAGGAGCAGGGGCTGAATGAGACGCAGGTCAAGCAGTTGATCTTCGCGCTCTGGGGCTACACCTCGACCGGCCAGATCCAGCAGGGGGCGCAGTTCGGCAAGCTGCTCTCCGCGATGGAGAACCCGCAGGATCACGGCGTCACCATCGGCAACGGCGACCTGACCTACGACCGCGCCGCTGACCCGAACGCGCTCGGCAACGCCGACCTCGGAGGACTGTGATGGT